TGTAAAGAGAATAATCACCAACAAGATAAACTTGAGGTACACCAAAAGATTTAACAATCCAATAATAAACTAAATTACCACCAATTCTAGTAAAAGATTGGTGAAAACCACAACGGGTCATATAGCTGGTAACATTTGAACCTGGGTATAAGAAAAAATCATCATCAACTACAATTCCACCTTTTGTACCAAGTTCGCTTTTGGCTCTATTCAAATAAGTTTGTCTAACTTTCTTCGTTAAAGGCATTATATTTACTCCATTTAGACATTAATTCTTCAAATTTCTTTTTGTTATACAAGCATTTATGGTCATAGTAATCTTGTAAATCTTTATTGGCAGGTCTGATATTGATTGACCATTTAGATTCTTTTCGCCAGATTGGTGAACCATCTAAGTACCTACCAATTATTTCGTGGAAACTGATTTTTGTTCTTAGAAACACAACATAATAACCAGGATATTGGTCTCTGATTTGCTGTTCTGTTAGTGAGCCATCAATATCCATTTCAGCAATTTCAATTTTTTCTCTGGAATTAGCACTTTTATCCATTCTAGCTTGACGAGCTCTGCTCATTTCATTCCAATCTTTTACGGCAGGAATGACTTCAGGGTTATTGGCAATTTCAAATAACTTATTCCAAATTTCTTCTTTGACATAGGTATGAGTAGTCCAAAAAGATGTATGGTTCACATGAATGGAACCAGACCAATAAACAGGCCAAAGTTCATCTTTGAGAAGGTGAACTTCATATCTACAAATACCTGTATCGTGGCTGTCCATATTAATGTGTTCATTCTGTGTGTTGTGTTGCCACAGTTTTACATCTGAATGAATTTCATCAGTGGCTTTGGCACCAGCAAAAAATGGGCTTGATGTGAACCCAGTAATCTGTTTGAACTCTTCATTTGCCCTTCGGACATATTTACATTTCAAGTCATAGGTTAATTTCATAAAAAATCCTTTTATACCTTTATATAATAGTAAATTAAGTCAGTTCTGTCAATGAAAAACATTGTAAAATGAAATTTACATAAATAATAGAAATAGAGGTTCAATTATGAATGAAGAAATACCCAATTTTCAAGCAGATTTTTTAACATTCTTGGCAAGTACCAAAGAAGTAGAGATAAGTAAACTTTATACCTTTGCGATTGATAGTTTGATTTTCGCAGATAAGGTACACACCTTCCATTGGAAGTGTGAAAGTGGTTTCCAGCATACACATTTTGAAGCAATTTACGATGATATAAGAGATTTTGCTGATGCTTTAGTTGAAACAGTCCTAAGTATGGGAGTTAAATTTAAAGCTGAAAGTAAAACATATACAATAACAGATGATTTGTTTGATGTAAGCAATGCTTTGTTGAAGATTGAGGCATATAGAGATACAATTATAGATTTAAAGAGCCAGTATAGCACAAAGATTAGCTTAGAAAATCTATTTGGAGATATAATAGAGAAGCTAGATAAAGAATTAGGCTTAATAAAGAATTTTAAATAACATAATAATGAGGTAAATTATGCAAATAAAAGAAGCTAAAAGGGTCCTAGAATTAGCCGGATACGAAGTTGTAGATGAGAACAAATGTTCTTTTGACAATGTGGCAAGATTATTGAAAGAAACCCTAGGTATTTCAGCAAAAATCAATAAAGATGGTATTTACTTTGATTACGATGAATTTGCTGTAGAAATTAATAAATCTTATGAAGATGCTGGTGAATATAAAGTCACCATATTAGATGAAGCTACGAATAAACTTGTTTATGAAGATACAGGTAATGTAGATAAAATAATAGAAATAATAGATAATCAGTTAGATTAATAAAAATGGCGGCTAAATGCTGCCATTTTTTATTTCCTATTCATAAATATATTATGAATTTATTAGAAGCCAAACAAATCTTAAATGCGAATGGATATATCCTTGAGTCTTCAATTAAAGGAGATTTCGCAAAGGGTGAAAAAGGTGGTGAACCTTATTTTAATTTATCCAATGATTATTCTTATTCAGACGCAAAAAGAATTTTCGTAAATGCCAAATATGGTGAGAAAAATTCTGATGAAAGTCTAATTGACATCTGGAATAATTATATAAGTGCAGCTGAGAAAAAACAATTCAATAGAACATACGAACAGTTTGAAAAATATAAAGCAGGTGAACCAATTAAACTTTATCGTGGTTTGGTGATTACTTCTGGTAAAGAATTAGATATGAATAAACCAGGTGAATGTTGGTCTTTTAGTTCAAAGAAGGCTAAAACTTGGGCAGAAAACATCTGGGATAATATGGTTTATAATCATATAGTAAACAATGAAGAGCTTCAAAATTCAGATAAATATGTTTTGGTTGGTGAAACTACTTTAGATAATTGTCGCTTACCTTATTCAATTTGGTTAGCAGGACGATTTGAAAGACCTGAATGGGAAGTAAGAGTAAAAGACGAAACTAAAGTTAAAATTATCAGTAAGAAGATTATAGAATAATGGCTACAGATTTTGCTTCAGAATTTGCTAAAGTATTTGGTAATAGTTGTCCTCCACAAACAGACTGGACACAACCAAGATATTTTGACTCACTCAATAATGACTGTTATGCAAGTGAGGCGGCTTTATTAAGTTCATTGACATCTGAAGCTTATAACAAATTTGGTTTTGAAGTCTATTATTTTATTAAAGAACACGATACAAAGTTTGACCCATTACTCGGAGAAGACCAATTAGAAAATGTAAAGAGAAGATTTGCATTACAAGTATATACTGATAATGTTCCACAATTACAGAAACAGTATCAAATACAAGGAATGATTTACACAGAAACTGTGACATTACAGTGTACAGTAGCACACTTTGATGAAGCTTCAAGAATAAATTTCTTAACAGGTGAACCAGATTATGAAAGTGCTATTCCAAAGATTGGTGATTTGATGTACTTTAAATATTCTGATTTGTATTATGAAGTAATCAATGTAAAGAAATTTGCTGAAGGTACCGCATTTTTGAGTACACCAATTAATTATACTTTCATAGTAAGAGTTTGGCGTAACTCACACGAAAATGTAGATGAATTAAATGTTAATGACGATAATATGGAGCATTTAAGAAGCTACGTTGAGCTCGGCGAAACCTTCAATGTAGATGTGGATATGGGTAAACACAGTCCTGACCAGACAATAGTCACTCCTGAGCAGAAACCGCATAGTAAGGTAGAAGCTAAAGGTGATGTTCTTTCTATTAATGATAACTTAGAAGAAAGAGCACAAAAGCAGGCTATATATAATGATAAAAACAAAGACGATACCAACCGATTTGACCCATTTGATGGCTGGTAACATATAACATAATAATGTGAGGTGATTATATGATTGAAAAAAGATGTAAAATTTGTGGTGAATGGTTTAATAGCAGAAAAATTGCTATGCACTACTGGAACATTCACAAAGAAAAATACAACAAATATAAGGGTGCTGATGAAGAGACTCGTGAAGTCGTTGAAGCTATTACAGACCCAAAAGACATTAATCAAGAAGAGTATGTTCTTGAAACAAGCAAAAAGGATTACACAGCATTTAATAGAGCGGAGATTGAAAATGAGAAGAAAGCCAATACAGAAACCGAAACCAACACCGAAACCCAACGAAGAGACTTCGGAGACGAAGAATCCGTAGTGATTAATGAAGTGTTTAGACCATATCATGCTGTTGTAAAGAATGATATTCTTGAAGAAGGTGAAGTTATAAACGAATGGTGTTAATATGAATGTGAAGATTTTAACCCCTACAGGTTATAGGGGTTTTTTCAAGATACAGAAAAAGCAAGGCGACTGTGTCAAAATAACCTTTGATAATTGTGAAGTTAAATGTACAAAAGACCATAGATTTGAACATAATGGTAAACCTCTGTTCGCCTCAGAAGTTTATGTTGGTATGGTCCTTAATGGTCATAAAGTAATTTCCATTGAAGATATTGGTATTCAAACTGTTTATACTCCTGTTGAAGTAGAAAATGGTCACAAATATCTTTCTAATGGGTTTGTTCATTATAACTGTTCATTCCTTGGTTCTACAGCTACTTTGATTGATGGTAAGTTTATGAACAAGTTATTGGGTGAAGACCCTATTGCGATTGAAGATAACTATCATTTGAACATTTATGAAGACCCTATTCCAGGTTGCTTATATGTAATGGGTGTAGATACCAGTACTGGCGTAGGTAACGATTCTTCTACTATACAAGTGATTAAAATTGCTAATAAAGATAGATATGAACAAGTAGCTGTTTATAAGAATGACAAGATAAAGCCTTATGAATTTGCAAGAGTTGTTGCTATGTTAAGCACTCGTTATAATGAAGCATATATGGTGCTTGAAAATAATGACTGTGGTTCACATACAGCTGAAGAATTGTGGTATAATATAGGTTGTGGTAATATTCTTAATACAGATGGTAAAGGTATTGGAACAAGAGCAACACCTTCAACAAAGCTAGACGCTTGTATGATGTTGAAGAAAGCTGTTGAAACAGATAAATTGTATATTAGAGATACTGATACTATTGCCCAGCTATCAAGATTTGAAGAAGTTACGCCGAACGTATTTAAAGGTGCTAAAGGTTGTCACGATGATCTTGTGTCTTCATTATATTGGGCAGTATATTGTTTGAACCAGCCACAGATTGATTTGGAAAATGCTACTATTGCTGTTTCTAATGTACAGAGTGATTATGCTCCACCACCTTGTATGTTTGATGAAAGTACTGATAACAGTGATTTCTGGAGAAGTTTCAATTAATGAGTTTTGCAAATTTTATTAAACCACAATTAAATCAGAAAACAGATGACCAGGAATGGTATTTAAAAGCCGTTACGAATGCTTTAAATAATTATATGACTGAATTGGAAACTAAATTAAGTGTTCCAAGTCAGAATGTAACTGGTACAACTATTGTTCCTGGTACACCACCAGTACCAACACCGATTGTTGGTCCTATTGCTTATTTTATACCAACAGTACAGAGATTTACTTTTGCGGAAGTAAAAACAGCTATGTGGTGCGGAGTTGGTGAAACATCTTTTATTAATTTGTTTAATTTGTTTGGTACAAAATTTGCTTTAAACTTTGTAAATTTACAAGCGTCACCTGTATTAGAAGTAGCTGGAATAGTAACAGTACCAACAGCTACATTTGCTCCAATGGCAATACAACTTATTGCTACAGCTAAAGGTGTTGGTGCTGCTATGACTCCAGAAACATTTGCTGATTTAGAAAGTCAATTTTTGGCACAAGCAATAGCAACGATACCACCTATTCCAGTTCCTTTGGTTGGTGCAGGTATTATTCCACCAGGTGCTTTTACAGGTATGGCTACTGTTTCATTTGCTACCGCAGCTATGGGGTAAATTATGGAATTATATAATAATTATTGGAAACTTATTAAAGAAGAAATTCCTAGCAAAGGTAAATTTTATAGTCCTAATGCTGTGATTAAAATAAGACCTTTGAATGTTCAGGAAGTAAAATATCTATCTACTCTTAATCCACAGAACTCTACTGATGTTATCAATGAAATTGTAGAGAAGTGCACCATATTTAAGAATATGGAATTTGAGGATTTACTTCTAGCAGACAGAGAATATTTAATCTTTTGGCTTCGTGCTAACAGTTTCCAAAAGAATAATGGTTATGAACTTAACTTAATTTGTGATAAATGTGGTGAAAACTATCAGCAAAGTATTCATCTTGCAGAGTTTCCTGTAGAACTTTATGATGATAAAAAAGCTGAAAGAGATATTTACCTACCTGATTGTGGATTGAAAGTTAGATTAAAGCATCCAACAATGAAGGATTTATCACGAACAAATGAAGACCCAGTAATAGAAAACTTTATGAGACATTTAGATGTTGGTGCAACAAATGAGCAACTTGAAATGCTTTTGACTCGTTTAAGTGCTATGGATTATAACATTTTAAAGAACAATGTAGATGAAATGTTTATAGGGTTTAGTAGAAAAGTTGCTTCAGTTTGTCCTAAATGTGGAGATGTAAAGTATTATAATATTGAATTGACTGACAATGGCTTATTTGGAATAGTAAACATTGGAGATGTATTAGAAACTATCCTTCGTATTTGTAAGTACACGAATTATCAGATACCTGAAAGTGCACCTTGGTGGGAAGTAGAAACTCAACAAGTAATTGTAAACAAGATGATAGAAGAAGAAAAACAAGAAATGGATAGACACGATGGAAAGACTACTATAAATCGTGCAGACTTGGGCAAGTTCTAATACAAACAAAAAAATTACAGAACTGTTATAAGTTAAAATAATTTATTATATTTGTATTAGAAAACATTTAAGTTTATAGGTGCAATATGGCAAAAAAGAAAGACGATGAAAAGAATTACTATGTGGATAATGCAAGACTTCGTGAAGTAATTATTCAATATAACAGACTTAATTTAGATGATAAGCGGTGAATGGTGTCCTTCATATCTTCAACGCTTAGAAAATAAATTTACAAAGGGAAAGATTAGCGAAGACAAATATAATGCTGCAAGAGAATTTATTGTGAACAAAATCGCAAATATTCAATTAATGCAGAATTCATATGAAGCTATGAGCTTGGAAGAGAAAAGACAATATAAAATTACTTTTGAAAAGCTCAAAAATGAAATGTGCGAATATTTCCTAAAAATTATTAACGGCCGTGTTAATTCATTTAGATTAAGAACTTCATTGAAGAATTATGAAGATGTAAATGATATAATTCAGGACGCTTTTATTACTGTTATGACTTATATCAATCGTTACAATGATGCACAAGCTACTTCTGCTTTTGCTTATGTAACTCAATTAGCGACCAACAGCATTCTTTTCTCACTTAATGAAATTAAAGAACGAGAAGATAAAATGGTTAGTGGTCTTGATTTCTACGAAAACTTGAATACACTAGATGACCCTATGGGCAGTGATGGTTTGAACAAGTTCATTGAATAAGGAGATTTTAAATGACTGAAGTAGAAGTAGAAATTTCATTAGGAGAAATAAAAGGTCTTTACGAATATTTCCTTGACTCGTATAGAAAGGAAGGTCTATCAGTTAATTGGAGTATTTTTGTTTATAAGTCATTACAGTTATTATCTGGTCCGTATGAACAAGTTCATAAAGGAGAATATAACGAAAATAATGACCCGATGTATCACGAATACGGACAAAAAATGAATAACTTGATTAGACAGTATGTTGACCGTGATGAACAAGGTAATCCTATAATTGAACAAGGTGAACCACGAATTACTGAAATGATAGTTGAATTTCAAAAGGAACAAAAGAAACTTGATGAAGAATATAAAGAATTGGTTGAAAAACTTGAGCATAAAAACGAAATGAACAATAAATTCTTATCCCAAAAGGTAAAAATTAAAATGCTCAAAGCGGATAAAACTGAAATACCTGACAGAGTTCCACCAATTATTGTTTGCTCAGTATTGAAAGACTTACAGTAATAACGAAAAGTGTCAAAATCTGACAATAAATGACCCTCAAAAGGGGTCATTTTTCGTTTTGTAAACGAAATTTTACATATTTTTTATAAAAAACCATTGACAAACTTAGTTTTTATTTCTATATTATAACCGTAACAATGAGAAACAACCTTCAACCAAAGGATTAACTATGAATAATACTTCTCTCCTTTCCCTCATCAATGCAAAAACCCCGAAGTCCACCATCGTTTCCTTCACCTATGAACAGGCTGCCGACAAGTTCCTGAACAAGAGTTACAAGGAAGCCTTTGGCGAAAACGCTGTTATCACTCGTGTTCAGACGGGTCAGGGTCTCCTTGGTCTGAGTGTTTCTTACAAGAAGGTCACCGAAAACCACATCAAGAAGGAAGGTGGCGAAGTTCCTGAATGGGAACCGAAGGCTATGAGTGGTTTCCACTGGTTCCCTGGTTACGAAAACCTCATTATGGAATCCAACAAGGAACCGGGTCGCCTCGCTCTCCGCATTTATGGTTGGAAGTCCTCCAAGGTGGAATACTTCCTGAATGGTGCGCCTATTAGCGAAGAACTTCTCGCCCCGTATCTCAAGGTCAAGAAGCCGGCCGTTGCCCGTATCAATGGCGAAGTTATCAAGAACGAAAACAACGAAACAATTTCAATGACAAACTTCATTCCGAAGTGCTTCTATGTGGATAGCTTCGTGTCTATGAAGATTTGTGGCACAACCCTTTAATTCATTGTTACCTACAAAACGAAAGGTCCCTTGCGAAAGGGACCTTTTTATTATCTACCGAAATTACAAGTAAATTCAAAATTCTTTGAACTTCGTCCTTGTGTGTATAACATATCATCTAAGAAATGAACATCAAGCAACTTCCATTCTGGCGTAGAAGTATTTGTTGACTGATATACTTTCCAACAAGTGGGAACTCGTCCTTTTCTATTTCCGCCTATACTTTGTCTAGGTGATGTTTCCCATTCAATTCTTAAATCGTATCTATCTAATAAACTAAGTGTACCATTATATTTTGCTATGATAAATGCAGGTGAGTTCATTGGGTCACCAGGTCGGTCACCATATTTGTCTCTGGTCTCTGTATTAGGACCGCCAAAATATTGACCGTTTTCTCTCATTGTAGCCCACATATTATAATTTGAATCTGGATAATGAGAATCATCGTATTTTACACCATTATCCATTAATGCTTGTTCAGGTGTTCTGTCTTTGTTACTTGTGTTTGTTCCATAAACTAATGATAATGGTAAATAAGCATTATTTTTTACCATATTCCATCTTTGAACACTCGTTATTCTTTGTGCAGCATAGTCACCGTGAATTGACTCATAAGTATCAGTTATGTACAAAAGAAAATATGTATTTTGTGTAGGATTTTCTAACGGATAATTTTTTATATCATCAGGCAAATATTCCTTATAATATTCTTCAGGAACAACTTTGTACCAGTCAACAACCATCGTGCTTAATTCTAAGCCGGCAATTGGTCTTCCTTCATTATCTATTGCACCAACAACCAATCTTTCGTTTGGCAGTGGGTCATAACCAGATGTTAATATACTCATATTATACCTTTACCTGAACATTTCCCAAACAGTGAGGAGCACCGACAGATCAAGCACTGCGGCAAATTATTTACAAGTTGTTTTGCTAAATTATTTCCCAACTGTATCTGTCCCATTGTTGAATTAATGTTTACATCTTTCATAGCACTGATTTGGATATTTCCAAAAGTATTTAACTGTGCATCGCCGCTGATATTGATGTTTAGATTAGCAGGACCACCAGAATAAATGCTCGTTCCAATATCAATGTTGCCATCAGGGTCAACTCGCATAACTGTACCTGTGTGGTGTGTGAAGGCAATCTCACCTGTTTTCTTATTCATCACAAGGTAGTCCTTCTGGTCAGTTTGGAACAGAACCATAGTATGTGGATAGTCTTCAGTTCTGGTGTACCAATCAAAGAAATCGCCCTCCTTGGACGTATATGCACTGTTGAAAGCCACACTATCATAAACTGGCTTCATTTCGTCACCATTATCAAAATAACCACGAAGGATAGTATTTAATTCTGGTACAACGAAGTTACCTTTAGTGGAAGTCCAGGACTGAATATCAGGAACAGCCCAAGGAATATTATTCAATGCTAAGTTATCATAATAACCATAAATTTTAATTTGAACTCTACCAAGTTTATCTGGGTCAGCATTATTCAATACGATACCAGTCCACTTTTTGAGTTCTTTAGCAGGAGCTTTCGGTATGATTTGGTCAGTATTGATGGAGTCAGTTTTACCTTTCATCAATTGTCTAAATTGTTCTATATCATTCATTTACTTCTTCTCCTTCTTTGCTTTCTCAATTTCTTCTTCCAAAGCACCTTTACCAAAAGTACCATCTGTTACGCATTTAACTTGCATAGTATAAGCGTGACCAGCTTTGAAACAGTGCTTTATTCCACAGATAATATAATTACCAGAATGTATTTTATCTATACCATCTGAATTAGAAAAGTCAACATAGACTTTATCGCCTAATACAGGTCGGCAAATTGCTTTCATAAATTCTTCTGGTAGTCTGTGAACATCTACAACCATATTTATGAAGTTCTGGAAAAATGACCTTCTAATCATTTCATTATGTTTAGGAGCCAAGTCATAATGTGAATGAAAATCTTTAAAATACATTCCACAATCTTCAAAACGAGTTAAATTATCTAACTGTGATGAAGCTTTATTACTTCTTGAAGCAATATAAGGTTCGTTTTGTGAATAAGTAGAAATTCTATATTTTCCTTTTGTAATGGAGTCAATTAACTGACCAATAGCAATATCAATTATACTTAAATCACTTCCAGCACTGGCTAAAATATCTTTCAATAAGTCAGTAAAACTTATATCAGCAAATTCAATATCCTTTTCAAATAAATCAGTCCAGTTGTATGGTGTGTAATATGCTTCTTTTATTTTGTAACCACCCTGATTAAGAATTGGTCCTGCAGCATGTAAGAAATCACAGTCACCGAAAAGCATTGTAATTTCATTTTCACCAGAATACTTCAAATTATCGTAATAATACTTGATATTTTCAAATTTTACTAACTTCTTTTTAGCTGCCAAAGTCTTTACAGATGTATAGAATGTTTGACCGAAACAATCTGTATAGAGAATTGGAGCATCATCTTCACCCACCCAGGCGTGTTCAACAATTTTTTCAACGAATTGGGCTCTAGTATCATTACAGTTAATCCAAAGGGATTTATCGTCAGTATCACATTGAACATTAAGTTTAAGGATAGTATCATCAAGGACTTCACGAATAGCATCGTCAGATTTTTTATCGTCCCTCATCAAGATAGACATTTCAGTAGTTTTCGGGTACGTGTCCACCTGGTTCAGATAGCTTTGGGCGTTGTAGATACCAACAATTACATAAGAATACGTGCCTGATGCCAGATCTGGCAGGCAACTAATACTCTGAACGCAATATTCCCCTTTAATGTAAGGTTTTGGTTCTTTTCCGTCAATTTCTATGTTTGGGGTGATGGTGAAGTAAATT